ATCGTGAAACAAATAGCTGGTATACCCCTCTCCAAAACAAACAGCGAAGACGTAGATACCAAAGCTGAAGATCACGCATACGACGCACTTCGATACATGCTGATGACACGAATGAGCGGATACGCTTCGATACACCAGCAACTAAGCGCAATCAAGAACCACGTACACATGGTTCAAGATGAAGTATTTGGATACTAGATGGAAACTCAAGAATTTAAAGCGTTAGTTGAGTCAGGCCAATTAACAATTGGTCAAGCGTTAGACCACGCTATATCCATGCCTAAATCTGGTAAGACAATACCAGACTTGCAAAAGGCTATCCAAGCTGGGAAGTTAGGCGATACTACCCTTGACACACCACTAGCAGAAGCGTTTAAAAGTGAAAGTTTTCTTTCTAATGTTGACACCCCAAAAGCAAATTATTACGTTAGTGTTCAGGGATTTGAAAACGCTTTAAAAACAGCATTTGTACGTGCAAAGATTCCCTATTTATCTACACTAGGTCTTGAAACAGAGTTGGCTGGTTCAAGTGGGTTGCTACAAGCTGGAGGATATTCAGAGGGGCAACTAAGACGAACTAGACAGATGCAGGGTTTGATTCCTTCTGCAGACTTAGATGCGGCGTATGCAGATGCTTTCACTAACATGAGTGCAAAAGGATCAAATGTATCAGATGATACAAAAAGATTTTTATTCTTTCATAAAAACACAGTTGTTCGCGTAGAAACAGTTTTAGGATCAACAGCTACTAAAACTGCACCTGCAAAACCCCCTATGACTCTTGCAGATGTAATTATAAGTTCTGATCCAGATACAGGCGAACCAACTGTAACACTGAAAGGCGAGAGCAGAGTAAATAAAACTCGCTTGCCCGTTACTTACAAGGGTACTATGGCTGCTTTATTAAAAGAGCAGTTTGATATAGCACGAGCAAGAGGTGGCAGCAAAGATTTAAAAGATATAAAACTATTTGATACCACAAAAGTAAAAACGGATGCTGCTCATAACAAATACATTAAGCCTATTGTAGAAGAAAGATTTCCAACACAGATACCCATTGACCCAAAATCAGGGGCTTCTGGCTGGCGACCTACAGACATAAGATCAGCAGTTCAAGACCAATTAGAAAAAGAGTTTCGCATTGATCCTGCTTTAGCGGAAGACTACGCAGGTCACAAAGTAAAAGATGCCTACAAATCATCAGGAGCAAATCCGTCTACTATCGGAGAAATTTCTGAAAACTTAGTTAGGCAATCTGCAAAAAATTTAGGAGTAGGAACAACTAACAGTGTTGTTGTAAGTAAGTTTGGACTAACATCTCCTGCACTAAGCGCAGAAAACGTTTCTTCTTTTCCTGCTTTAGCTGAAAACTACAGAGGAGTAGGCCAGACCTTACAAGCTTCTACAGTTCTAAGTGAAGCGCAAAAAGCTGAGATAGATTCTGCTGCATTTCTATCCTCTGAAAAACAAACTGCTGAAGCACTAAAAATTCAAGCCGATAACATAAGACAACAACAAAATTTAGATGTAAAAGGCGCAAAAGAAGGATTTGAAAGGCAGCAAGAAGTTGCAGGTATAAAGAAACAACTTAAACAAGAAAAGATTGTTGCATCCGGCGAAGACTTCATAGCCAAAGCCTTGAAGATGGCAAAGCCACTCAAAGGGCCGTTAAAAGTTATCTTACCCCCTGTTGGCTATGCTATGGCTGGTATCGCTGCAGAACAAACCCGTAGCGCAGTCACTCAGCAAGCAAAAGCATTGGGGCTTCCTAGTTCGCTAGCGGGTCCAATTGGAACAGTGGCAGGAGCCACAGAGTTTCTACCAGTTGCTCCTAGTGACGTTATAGAAGTAGGAAGATCGATGGCTTCTCCTGTAGCTGATCCCGGATCGGCCCGTCCTATTGAACGAGTAATGGCAGACCAACCGGAGTTGTTCCAAAACAACAAACCTGCCGCTCCTACAGCACAACCAGTGCCTTCCGCTCCCGTAAAAATACCTGACCCCGTTCCGTCCCAACAAGGAATGCTATCTGCAGGTGGAGCAAAGCAAAGAGTTAACCAAGCAAGAAGTGCCGCGCTTGCTGGTGAAGAAACATCAATGAGCGGTTCCTTTCTAAATTAACCCATAGGGGAGACAAACCTATGCCTGACAATAACTACAACTACGGTGCAGCATATGTAATGAACTCTGACAAGGTCAGCGTCGATACAGATGAGGGTGCATCAAAGCTTTACCGTGAAGGTCTGGAGTTTCCAACTCGTGTACAGACAGGCCCGATCACAGAAGATATGCCAAAGAAGCAAACTAAGCCCACAGTAGAAGCTTCATTCCACAAGATGGCAGACGACAGAAACTACTTTAGCTAGGACTTCAAATGTCTGATAATTTCCTACAACCCCCAGACGATAATGAAGTTGTAGTCGTAGACCCCGAAGAGGATATGCCCGGTCTTGCCGCGCACATCCGAAAGAAGTTCCAAGATTCCGAAAATGGTCGCTTTGCTTACGAGCAACGCTGGCTAAAGGCGTTCAAGAACTTTCGTGGTATTTACGATTCAACTACTCAATATCGTGAGAGTGAAAAGTCTAGGGTATTCATTAAGATTACCAAGACAAAGGTGCTTGCTGCTTACGGACAGATTATTGACATCTTGTTCGCAAACAAAAAGTTTCCGTTGGTCGTAGAGCCGACTCCTGTCCCAGAAGGTATTGCAGAGTTTGCCCACATGCAAACCCCGCTTGATGAGATCATCGATCCCTACGGATTTGAGGGAGACGGAAGAACCCTAGAGCCGGGAGCATTAGAAGCTTCTTCCCCTAGCGGCGACTTCTTAGGAGGATTAAAAGACAGATACAATGGTGCGCCTATTGTCGAGGGTCCAGCTTTAGCCGGAGAACCACAAATTTCTCCTGCACAGAAAGCTGCCTTGAATATGGAGAAGGTCATTCACGATCAGCTTCTTGACACAAGTGCCGTCAATGTATTTAGAAGTGCTATCTTTGAAGCATCTCTTTTAGGAACAGGGGTCGTAAAAGGTCCGTTTAACTTTACTAAAAGAGTACACCAGTGGGAGCGAGATGACGAAGGTTCTCGTGTGTATGCCCCCTACGAAAAAATTGTTCCGCGTATGGAGCATGTGTCTGCTTGGGACTTTCATCCTGATCCGGCAGCAACAAGTATAGAAGATTGTGAGTACGTTATACAACGGCACCGCATGAACCGTTTGCAGCTTCGTAATCTTATTAATCACCCCTACTTCTACAAGGATGCTATTGAAGAAGCTATTGCAAAGGGATCAAACTACGAAGACAAGTATTACGAAGATACTATTCGTGAAGATGAAACCGAAGCATACTACCAAGAGAACAGGTTTGAGGTTCTTGAGTACTGGGGAGTTCTTGATGCTAAGTTTGCACAAGAAGTTGGAATGGATATTCCCGATGGCTTAGACCCTATTGATCAACTACAGGTGAATGTGTGGGTTTGTGGTAGTTCTGTTCTTCGTTGTGTCTTAAACCCATTTACACCAGCACGTATTCCCTATCAAGTATTTCCTTACGAAATTAACCCGTATCAAATTTGGGGTGTTGGCGTAGCGGAAAACATGGAAGATGCACAAATGCTGATGAACGGTCACGTTCGTATGGCAATTGACAACTTAGCCCTAGCTGGCAACCTTGTTTTTGACGTAGATGAAGCAAGCTTGGTTCCCGGACAAAACATGGATATCTTCCCCGGAAAGATATTCCGTCGTCAGTCAGGCGTAACCGGAACAGCCATCAACGGCCTCAAGTTCCCTAACACGGCACCTGAAAATATTCAGATGTACCAGATTAGCCGACAGCTTGCAGATGAAGAGACAGGTCTTCCGTCAATCATGCACGGTCAAACTGGAGTCACGGGGACAGGACGCACAGCATCAGGACTGTCTATGCTATTAGGTGGGGCAAGTCTATCGCTCAAGACTGTAATCAAGAACATTGATGACTCGTTACTAAAGCCTCTTGGAGAAGCGTACTTCCAGTGGAACATGCAGTTTAACGACGACGCTCCTGACATTCAGGGTGACCTAGAGATTAAACCACGCGGCGTAGCTGCCGTTATGCAAAAAGAAGTTCGCAGTCAAAGACTGACTACCCTGCTGCAGACTGTATCCAACCCAATGTTAGCACCATTTATCAAGATACCAAACCTTATGCGGGAGCTTGCTATCGCACAGGACATCGACCCTGACAGCTTGGTAAACGACGTAAACGAGGCACAGATATTTGCCGAAATGTTAAAAGGATTAGCAGCTAATGCTCAACAAGGAACAGGCCCGGAAGGTCAGCCCGTTGGTAACCAACAAACAGGCATGGGACAGTCTGGAGACGTACCTGCAGGAGCAAATCCAGATGACGCTTCGGGCGTTGGTGGGGGCCAGATCGGAACTGGAAGTGTTCCGGCTGCAGGGGAAGATAACTTCACTGGAAATGCTTAAGGGATTAAAGTCTGATTACGAAGCATTCGTAAGCTCTAAGGAAAATTAAATGAGTCTAAGCCAACTAGGGATGAGGTTAATACCCGGCTATACTGTGAGAGCAGTAACAGGGGGGTTTGCGCCCGATCCTCGTGGTATTAGACAAGATCAGATAATTGGAACTGGACGAGCCGACGGCGTAAGTGGAGTTGGTGGACCCCCCATTGAACGAAACGAGGGTGACGGCGGGGAAATGACCGCTGCAGAAATACAAGAGCAGCAAGACTACTTTGATAGCACCGCATTTGCAGGAGCATACAGCCCTGATAAAGAGTACCCAGAAACACTCGCAGGTTACTTAGAAAAAGCATTAGATTACGCCCTAGCTCCTCACGTGGAGTTTAACTCTCTTACTCAAAGCTATCGTGCCACAAGTCCCGGCGGTATAATAGAAGCGGCGATGGGACCACTAGCTGGATTTATGGCTGCAGGTGCAGCACTTAGTAAGGCAAATCTAGAAAATATAAACGAACAAGCACTTGCGGGTACACCGGGATATGCAGTTGGACTTTTTGACAACGCAATTTTAGGAGTATCTCCCAACGCAATATCAACAGGTTTGTTTGGCATGAGTCCGACAGAGGCAGGTGTTTTGTCTGGCACTATACCAGACGCACCCCCCGGCATAACTCAAGAAGCATACAATCAAGCTATTATGACTGCACTTCTTGATGCAGTAGTTCCTGCTACACCCCCCGGAATTGGACCCTCTACTAGTTCAATCCCCGATGTTACTGCGGCTGTCAATCAAGAAGTATATGGTTCTCCTAGCGGTGCAGATGCCCTCGCTAATACTACGGGAATGGTATTTAGTTATACTCAAAATCCTTTTGGTAAACCGGGGATGATGAAAAATCCCGTAATGACAAAGGAAAACTTGCCTGTTACTATGGGAGGTTGGAAGAGTAGCGATTTTGGTTTTGATCCAGACTTTGGTTACGATCCGTACGACGATACTAATCCCGTTCAAGACACCGCATTTTTTGATGACGAATTAGATGTGACACCGGGGGTGACATCAGATATAAGCACTGCTAATGAGTACGGTGATCCTACTGCGCCCGGTGGGGGTGAATTTGGCGGTAGCTCACCCAGCAGCGGCAATACCGGAAACACTGGCACTACCGGTAACACTGGAAGCACTTCAATGGGTTCAAACAGCGGCATGTCTGGTCCCGGAGACATGGGTGGCGGTGATGACAATGGCAAGATAGTGTGTACTGCTATAAACCTCACTTATGGACTGCCTATGTACACAAATAAAGTGTGGCTTGCCTACAATAGAAAACATAACCTTGACGGAGCGTGGGAGTTAGGGTATCATAAACTTTTTTACCCTTTAGTAAAACGCATGAACAATAATAGGTTAATTCACAACTTCCTTATTTGGTTTGCTAAAACACGTACACACGGCGTAAAAGAACACATGAGAGGTAACAAGTTTACTGTCCGAACGCTGTTCTTAAAACCTGTGCTGGGGTCTATCGTGTATTTAACAGGTAAAGCAATTCAAGCAGGACTATTAAAAAAAGTAGAGGTAGATGTCAAGTCACTTATTAGTAAAAATATTTCAAAGCAGGATAGATAAAGTACGGATAGTATTTTTATTTAACATACTTTGTTCTATCTTATACATAAGTTATTATGGCCTTTCTTTATCTGATGCAGGAGTTATTTACGCAGTATTTTTTTTAATGAATTGTCTGGGTATTACTATAACGTTTCACAGATACTATTCACACAGGTCTTTCCAATTTAAAAATTCTCTTTTAGAAAATATGTGTTTAATCTTAGGCAGTCTATCTTGTTCTGGTTCTGCTATTGGATGGGTAGGTATACATAGAAAACATCACCAACACTCTGATGAAAAAGATGATCCACATCAAGCATCTCGTGGTTTGTGGGATATGCTATCATTAGCATACGACTCTGACTTTAACGTAAGGTATGTAAAAGATTTAATTAGAAAACAAAACATTATGTTTAATCATAATTACTACTTTTTAATTCCATTTATATACGCGGTACTCTGTTTTAGCATTTTTGGATTGTGGGGATTTGTTGTATTGTTTACCTTACCTGCCTCTATTACGTTAGCTTCTGAAGGATTAACTAATTATATAAACCATAAAGAACATAATGACTATCAGCCAGTCAATGTTTGGTGGATAAATTTGTTTTCTTTCGGTGACGGTTGGCATAAAAACCATCACGATATACCTAGTAAGTACACTACTAAGCAAAAATGGTATGAAGTTGATATGTCAGGATTAGTAATAAAAACCCTTTTAAGAAAAGTTTAAGTTATGATGGATAATGAAGAGGTACTTAGTAAAGTAAGGACTGGCATACAGAAAAGATATGCTAGTCTAAGTAACGATGAAAAAACCATCTTAAAACAGAATAAAAATACCCCGTACGCTGAGTTGTTACGTAAAGTAATAGGGCAAGAAGTTTTATCTAATTTAAGTACAAGTAGTGGTGAAAGAATAGAAATGAATACAGGGGGAGAAGCATCCCCACAGATGAACTTTGTTAATAAAGACCCTCGCACTATATCCGACAAACAAGGTATAGCAGACAACAGGTTTACCTCTGTACCACAGGGTTCGTTTGTAATGAACCAACCTGCAAACGAAATGTACAAGGATGATCTTGACGTAGTTCTTGGTGACGCTGAAAAACGAGCAGGATTAGCCCAGAACGACGGAAACATGGTAGACGTAGCTCTATCCGACGGCGAACGCCTGATACGTCCTGAAGTTGTAGACTTTGTAGAAAAGAAGTACGGCAGCAGCTTTCTTGACAACATCAACAACACTGGTAAGCCTGAAGTACAACGCCGCCAAGTTAAGTACGGCGAAAAGATCGGAGCGGCAAACGGGGGCTTACAAGCAGACAGAGGTTTCCTACAACAGCTAATTGGGCCTGACTCCCCCACTCTTACTGGCCCTGCTCCTGATAAATCATCCCCTATGAATTTAGACCCTGTTTCTCCTAGTGATGATCAGTTTTTTGGTCGCAGGTTTGGAGACATTAAGGCAGCTATACAAAACGTAGAAATTAAAGGCTTTGAAAAAGACCCCTATATATTTACAGGTATAAAAAGAAAAGGCAAGGCATCATCAGCATTTGGGCCGATGCAAATTACAGCAAGCACCCTAAAAGACATTAAAACTCGTAGCCCTATGTATAATACGTTGGATGACGGGGGCAAAGAGTATGTTGATTTGCTTATCCAACAGGGGGACGACAAAGTTAACATTGAAAAGTACGGCTCAATGTACAGAAACAAAAAACGAGTGAATACCCCCGCTAAAATTAAAAAATCTTATCGTAAGTATGGTAAGGGTACTATACCCCAAGACTTACATGAAAAGTACTACGACGAAATAGCAAATATTACTTTGCGACAGAAATTAAAAGACCACAAATCACTAGAGAAAGCTTTAGCATCTTATGGTGAAGGCGATAGCTACGCCAGTAAAGTACTTAGTGGTCTGGACTAATCGTCAGCTACCCGCACAGCGGCCCTGACACAACCGACGCGGCTACCCACAGCCATGTGGCCCCGCAAGATGAGGTAAATACAATGGCAAAACAAGTACGCGGCATTCGTGCCAACAAACCTAACGACTCTTTCGGAACAATCAATAGCGACAGCTTGTACAAAGGCAACTATCGATCAGAAGTCTACGAAGACGAAGAAGATACCCCTGAAGTAGAAGCAAGCGAAGAATCCGAATCTACAGAAACAAAAGACTCAAGCTTTGTAGAGGCAAAACAAGAATCGCTAAATCACGACTACAAGAAACGGTACGACGATTTAAAGCGACACTACGATACAAAACTTGCACAATTTGAATCTGAAAAGCAGCAACTGCAACAGGCATCACAGGCAGCTAATGTCCCAATGCCCAAGACGGTTGAAGAGTTGGAAAAGTTTCGTGAAGAGTATCCTGATGTATACGGAGTTGTTGAGACTGTAGCGGCTATGCAAGCCGAAGAAAGAACTAAACACCTGCAGTCAGAATTACTTGAAATTCAGGAACGCGAAAAAGAAACTGTGGTTCAAAGTGCATACCGCGAACTAATGAACAATCATCCAGATTTCATGGAAATCAAAGAGGATGAAGCGTTCTTAACGTGGCTTGGCGAACAGCCCGAATCTATTTCGGACGGTATCTACAAAAACAATACCGATGCTCGTTGGGCCTCAAGAGTACTTGATCTGTACAAAGCAGATGTTGGTATCTCAAAAAAGAAGCGAACCAAATCAAACGAAGCGGCAGCAGCCGTAGTAAAGTCCTCTAAAGCTAAAGACGTTGTGTCGGAAGCAGGGGGCGGTGAAAAGAAGATTTGGAAAGCTTCACAAATCGCCAAGATGCGTCCGTGGGAGTTCGAGAAGATGGAAGCTGAACTCGACCAAGCACGGGCTGAAGGGCGAATCGAACTAAACTCTTAAAACCTCAAAATAAAGAAGGAATAGAACATGGCGTTTTCTACCTCTTCTGGATATGGAAACTTACCCTCCGGTAATTTTGCACCAGAAATCTTTAGCCAAAAAGTTCTCAAATTCTTTCGTCGCGCTTCGGTTGTTGAAGACATCACGAACACTGATTACGCTGGCGAAATTGAAAACTTTGGCGACACAGTCCGTATCATCAAAGAGCCGACTGTTACAGTATCCGCTTACCAGCGGGGTTCTGTTGTAAACCCACAAGACTTGGCTGATGACCAGATT